AGGATTATCTAAGAACCGATGTAAAGAATGTGTTGCCAAAATACCAACAAGGTGGACAGATACAGCCTCGCAGACAGCAAGAGATTCGCAACCCTGAAGTATATGGCCCCCCTACCGATATGATGACTCAAATGGCACCCGATACAACTGGTAATGGTTTACAGGATATGTTGAATCAATTACAGATGAGAGACGTTAATCAAAGTATTAATCCTTTTACGGGTGATAGTCTTGACTTTGAAGGAGACTCTTTACGTCTATTGCAAAGAATGAACGAATCTAGAGGCGATACTAACAGAACAAGAATGCCCCTTAGCCCTTATGGGCGAAAGATGCAACAGGGTGGGCTTGTTGGCCCTGAAACGTATGGGCCGCCTGAGCCAACAGGTAGACAAAATATAGAAGCTATGCAGGCTTCCGGTATGTTAGGCCAAGGGCAGCCACTGGAAAGACGCAGTCTGATGGGGGATGCTAATCAAGATAGCCGAATAGCACCAATGCCGATGATTGAGCCAGACCAATATAAAATACGGTTAATCCCTAATGCGCCGCAAGATACAACCATGATGGAAATACCGAAGCTATCTTCAGCATATTTAGCGTCTTTAGGTGTGGAGACACCCCTTTCTAAAAGACAGAATAGTTCATTGCAAGAAAGGCAAATACCACCTCAAATGTTAAACTCAAAAGTTTCGGGTTTAATTAACAGGGCCTTAATTCAACGATTATCGAAAGAGCCCTTATAGTGACATTAGAAAAAGATAAAAGAGCTGAATATAACCAAGATTTATACCGTCGCTGGCGTAATGCCCGTTCTGAGTGGGATACGGAAGCCAGATACGACATTGACTTTTATCATGGTAATCATTTTACCAGCGAAGAGGTAGATGAGCTACAGTCTCGCAATCAAGCTGACGTTCCTATGGATAGGATTGGCCCAGCTATTGAAAAATTTAAAGCAGTATTAACGTCCAGACCACCTGCATTTACTATGACGCCCAGAGAAGACTCCGATGTGAAGGTGGCCTCTGTGTGGAGAACTATCATGGGATATGTTTGGGGTAACTCCGACGGAGACTGGCAGTTAAGACAGGCAATTCACGATTATGCTACTACCGGTATGGGTTATTTGTATACTTACATAGACCCGGAATCAGACTTTGGTAGAGGCGATGTCAAGTTCACTTATATAAACCCATTCAGGGTATATGTCTCTCCGAATACTCGAAATAGGTGGTTCGATGATGCCGAAGGTATCATCCTCTCTACAATCCTCACCGGTGAACAGGTCATTAGCCTCTACCCAGAATTAGGCGAACAGGAGAATCCAGAAACAGGCGAAAAAGAAACAGGTATCATACAAGACCTTGAGACTTTTATGGAAGAAGATTATCCCGGCGCAATGAATAACAACAGTAAGAAAGTTTTTACTCCGGCAGAAGTTAATGATTTGGATTATTTTGAAAGACAGAAATATCAAATCTTAGAGAGATTCTACAAAGTTAAGGTTGATTTTTACCGTGTTATTGATATGCAGACGGGCGAAGAGGTTATCTTCATTGACGAGGAGTATCAAGAATTTATAGAGAATAACAGGGAGCAGGTAGAGGCAAGTCAGTATCAGGTTATACCTGTTAAACAAACACGCGTTAAAGTGTGTGCCTCCATCGGTCAGGTTGTATTATATGAAACGTTGTTAAATACCGACCAGTATCCAATTGTTCCGATTCCAAACATTTTTACAGAGACACCTTATCCGAAATCAGACGTGTCTCGGGCCAGACCAATGCAGCGCTTACTTAATAAGCTTTGGTCATTGGCTCTTTCCCACGCTCAAGCTTCGGGTGGATTAAAACTATTGGTACCTTTAGGAAGCGTGGAAGACTTAGGACAGTTAGAAAGAGATTGGGCCAACCCCAATGCAGTCATAGAAGTAGACTCCACACAGGGAGAACCACATTTCCCAGCACCGCAGCCATTAGCTGGAGAGTTCTATAAACTAATTCAGCAGTGTGAGTTTTATATTGACTTCACTTTTGGCTTACCAGAGATGATGCACGGGTTTGCAGAGAAGGCGCCGGAGACAGTTAAAGGCACCGAGAGAATGATTGCCCTTGGGAGCGAAAGACCTAAGTCTAAACTAAGAGATATTGAATTTAGTATCAATAGACTCGGACAGGTGTTATATAATTTATCTAAAGGTCATTATACTTATAAAAAGATGTTTCGTTTAAATAGCGCCAATAATGACATGACCGAAGCGATGGTCAATACATACGATGACAAGACAGGTGCCATCTTAGATATTAAAAAAGAACGACATAATTTAGCACAACACGATATACGTATTGAGCCGGGCTCTACATTGCCAACTAATAAGTGGGCAGAGCTTGGTGTTTACATGGAGGCTTACCAGATGGGTATTGTAGATAAAGTAGAAGTGTTGAAAAAGAACCCAGAAATATTTGATAAAGAAGCTATCCTACGCCGGACTGATGAGAAGAATCAACTTACTCAACAGATTCAGGCTATGGGTGAGCAAATAAAGAATTTGGAGGGAGACCTCCAGACTGCCCAAAGGGAGTCTGTTAACGATAGAAAACGGGTTGAGGTTGAGAAATTTAAATCTCGACTCGCAGACGTTGCATCAGACGCCAAAGCTGACAGAAGAGTTCAGTTAAATAATCTACAAACAAAGGTGAAGCTCGAAGCGGAGAAATTAGCAAATGTACGAGCAGATGCTAGTTCAGCTCCAGAAGCTTAGAGACATCTAAAGGAGACAATATGGACAATACACAGACAGAGGCCCTACCCGTAGCTGATGGTTTAGTTGACGGTGGCCCGGATATAGTTGGAGATGTAAGAGCAGAAACTGATGGACAATATGGAGAAGCTACCGAATCGCAAGAGACGGTTGATTTTTCAGCTCCAGAAGTTGAGGTACAACAGGAAACGATTCCAGAGAATGAGTGGGAAGTCGAAGCCCGCAAATTCCAGTCAATGTACGATAGAACCCAAGCAGAAAACGACAAGCTTAGAAAGCTAGAACCTCTGGGGGATTTATTAGAATCGAGACCTGACCTCGTTGATGTCTTACAGAAAAACATAAACGGACAACCACAACAACAGCCGCAGCAAGAAGCCCAGCAAGGTTTACCTGCTGAGGATTTTAACCCTTGGGATGCTTACTATAATGCAGAATCACCATCATTTAAATTCAGAATGAACCAAGATGTTCAGCTGATGAATAATGTGGTGGGCAATGCGTTGGGTGAGCAGAAAAGACAAATGACAGAAGAGATAACGTACAACAATACTGTGAATGAGTTGCGTAACACATATAAGTTTTCGGACAATGATGTTCAAGAGTTTATGGGTTTTGTTACCCAGCCTAAAGAGCAGGTTGGCTTATCGAATCTGGTAAAGCTATATAGGGACGTTAATAAAAAAGGTAACGCCCCTGAAACGGCACAAGCGGTGAGAGCCGCTCAAAACCAGCCACGTACAGCTGGAGTCCTCCAAGGAGGTTCTCCAAGTTCTCCCAAAACTGAAGAAAATAAAGTATGGGATAACATTGTAAATGCTGGTAGTCGTAATAGCATACTTTAAACAATAAACTGAGGAAGGATATATAATATGGCAACATATAACAATCCCGGCCCGTTGAAGTTTGGTGACCCCGGTGCGGTAATTGATAGTGTGATACCATCAAGGAGACTATATAATTTCAGTGATAGAATCGCTGATTTAGCTCCTGATGAATCTCCATTTTTCGTTTACCTATCTAAGGTTGCTAAAGTTCCAACGGACGACCCGCAGTTCCGATGGTTAAAAGACCGTAATAAAATCCAAATGTCGGACAGAACATTCGCTATTGATACGAATGTAACTGTTCCAGTAGCAGGTAGCACAGTAAGTTACAGCGTTGATGACGGCGCAGGTGCTGCTGTTAATTGGATTATTAAAGGTATGGTTTTTGCAGTTGGCGAAACAGATGCAACAGACAAAAAACCCGAGACAGTTATTGTCCGGGTTGAGACTTCTCCTGTTGCTGGTGCAACCGCAACTACATTTACTGGTCGTACAATTTCTGCCGCAACCGCCAGCACAACTGCTGTCGTTGATAGCGAAAAATGTACAGTCATTGGAAGTGCATTTGAAGAAGGTTCAGGTTCTCCTGATTCTTGGTCTCGTGAATTAGAAAATGGTAATGGTTACTGTCAGATTTTTAAGACAGCCGCTGAACTTACCAATACCGCAAGGGCTACGGTCTATCGCGGTTATGCTAGTGAATGGGACAGAATCTGGAACTTGAAACTTCGCGAACATAAAGTGGACATCGAAAGAGCTATGCTTTTTGGAAACTCTGCAAGTCAAAGTGGTATCAACTATACCGATGGTATTGTTGGTCACATTATCAAAAACTCACAGTCTCAGATTACCGGAGCAACAACTCAGGTATCATATACTGAAGACAAAGGTTATTTTACAACTCGTGCGGATAGTGAAACCACTTACGATGTTATGTTAAAAGACCTTGAAGTGATTTTTGACCCGGCTCGTGGTGGTAGTTCATCAAAGCTTGCGCTTTGTTCGCTTCCCGTTATTTCATTCTTCAACAAGATGAACGGTTCAGGTACCTTTATGTCAACCG